AACGGCGCGGGCAAGTCCACGCTGTTAAAGCTGCTGACCCACGTCACAGCCCCCACCTCCGGCGATATTGACCTGTATGGCCGCGTCGCCTCGATGCTCGAGGTCGGCACCGGCTTCCACCCCGAGATGACGGGCCGGGAAAACGTCTACCTGAACGGCGCGATTTTAGGTATGACCCGCGCCGAAATTGACGCCAAGATGGCGGAAATTATTGAGTTCTCCGAGGTCGGCGACTTTATCGACACGCCGGTCAAGCGCTATTCCAGCGGCATGTTCGTGAAATTGGCATTCTCCGTTGCCGCCCATCTGGACAGCGAAATTATGATCATGGACGAGGTCCTCGCCGTCGGTGACATGAAGTTCCAGAAAAAGTGCCTGACCAAGATGCGCCAGGCTGCCCGGCGCGACGGCAAGACCGTCCTCTACGTCAGCCACAACATGGCGACGATCCGCGACCTGTGTGACCGCTGCATCGTGCTGGACAAGGGCAAGGTCATCTTCGACGGCGACGTGGACGAGGGCATCGCGCTGTACCTCTCCACCAAGTCACAGGAGGCATCCTTCATCGACTACTCGGGCGTCAAGCGCGACAACTGGTTCAAGCGCGACAACATCCGTCTGCAGTCCGTTGAGCTGCTCGACGCCGACAATGAGGTGCTCGAGCGCCGCAAGCCGGTCACAGTGCGCTACCGCGTCCATGTCAACGAGGCTGTCGCGGACGTGGGTCTGCGGCTGGAAATGCGCGACGAGGTCGGCAACCCGCTGGGCGCGACCTGCGTCTATGGGCTGGATCTGCAGCCCGGGTATACGACGTTCACGGCGCGGTATGATTTGAGCGTGCTGGCCCCCGGCAAGTACGGCAGCTATTTCACCGTCATCACCCAGGGCGAGGGCGGCGCACATACGGTGGAGGACTGGGTCCCCGGTATGATGTTCCGCATGGTGGATACCCTGACCGAGGGCGAGACCGAGTGGAACACCACCGCATGGGGCCCCATCGAGTTGCCCACCGCCGCCGTGGTGGAGGTGCAGCATGACTAAGGTCGCGGCGCTCTACATCGCCACCGGCAGGTACACGGTGTTCTGGCCGGAATTTTACGAGAGCGCCGAGAAATACCTGCTCAAGGACTGCGAGGTCCACTACTTTGTCTTTACCGACGCCGCGACCCTGCCCGGGGGCGACAACCCCCGCGTGCATATCTGTGCGCAGGAAGCCTACTCCTGGCCGTTTGCCACGCTGCGCCGGTTTGAGATTTTTTTGAAGCAGGAGCAAGCGCTGAAAGCGTTTGACTACATCTTCTTCTTCAACGCCAACGCCGAGTTCATGCAGCCCGTCACGCGGGAGATGCTTTTGCCCCGCGCTGAAAAGGGCGAGCACCTGCTGGTCGTGCAGCACCCGTCGTTCTACGCAAAACCGAACTATGAGTTCACCTATGACCGCAACCCCCGCAGCACGGCCTGTATCCCCTACGGGCTGGGCAAATACTACATCTGCGGCGGCGGCAACGGCGGCACTCGCGGCGGCGGCAATAAAGCTCGGGAAAGAGGTTATCAGCGCATACGCTGATTATGAGCAGTTAGTCGGCGGCGTTGAGACGCTCTTTAAGGATAGCTCCGGGAAAGTCATGAAGTACGCGACCGACGCATACAAGACCGCCGGGCTTTCCGCTAACGAGTACATGGAAACCGTGACGGGCTTTTCTGCGAGCCTTATTTCCTCCCTCGGCGGAGACACGGAGAAAGCCGCCGAGTATGCGAACATGGCAATTACGGATATGTCCGACAACGCTAACAAAATGGGCTCGGACATGGCCTCCATTCAGAACGCATACTCCGGCTTTGCAAAGCAGAACTATACAATGCTCGATAACCTCAAGCTCGGGTATGGCGGTACGAAAGAGGAAATGCAAAGGCTCCTCGAGGACGCGGAGAAGCTCTCCGGCGTAAAGTACGATATTTCGAGCTACTCGGACATTATCGACGCTATTCACGTTATCCAGACGGAAATGGGTATCACGGGGACGACCGCGAAAGAGGCGGAGGCGACTATCTCCGGCTCTATCGGGATGCTGAAATCCTCGTTTCAAAACCTCATTACCGGCCTCGGCGACGCAGACGCAGACATAGACAAGCTATGCGATAACGTCGTAAACTCCTTTAATTCCGTCGTCAAGAACATTACGCCGGTCGTTAGAAACCTCGCAAAAACCGTCCCGAACGCATTAGAGGGCATCCTCGACGCTATCGCGCCTCTCCTGCCGGAACTCCTCGAAATGGGAGTCGGGCTCTTTGAGGCGCTCTTGAGCGGGTTTACATCGGTGCTCCCGGAGCTTATGAACACGGCGGCCTCGCTCGTGACAACGCTCGTACAAGGCATTATCGAGGCTTTGCCGCTCGTCGTAGAGGCGGCGGCACAGTTCATTACAACGCTCGTGCAAGGTATCGCGGAGGCACTACCGACGCTCATTCCGGCGGCGGTGGAGACGGTGACGACCATTGTATCGACGCTTATCGAGAATATACCCTTGCTTATCGACGCGGCGCTCCAACTCATACAGGGGCTCGCGGAGGGCGTTCTCGAGGCTATCCCCGTGCTCCTCGAGGCTTTGCCGGAGCTTATCGAAAGTCTCGTGACGACGCTCCTCGACGCTATCCCTCAAATCATCGAGACGGGAGTCGAGCTTTTGACCGCCCTTGTGGAAAACCTCCCGGAAATCATTACGACGATATGCGAGGTTTTGCCGCAAATCATCGAGAGCACTATCTCGACGCTCCTCGACCATTTGCCGGAAATCGTAGAGGCGGGCGTAAAGCTCTTGACGGCGCTTATTACCAACCTCCCGCAAATCATTTTGACGATAGTACAGGCGCTCCCGCAGATTATCACGGCGGTAATTAACGCCATCGTGAACAATATCCCGAAAATCATCGAGACGGGCGTAAAGCTCTTGACTGCCCTCATTACCAACCTCCCGCAGATTATCGCCGAAATCGTCCGCGCTATGCCGCAGATTATTACCGGCATCGTGAGCGCGCTCGGCGAGGGCGTGTCGCAGGTCGCGGAGGTCGGTAAAAACCTCGTCCGGGGCTTGTGGCAAGGCATCCAGTCGCTCGCCGGGTGGCTATGGGATAAAGTGTCCGGGTGGATTTCCTCCATTTGGGACGGCATTACGGACTTTTTCGGCATCCACTCCCCGAGCACAAAAATGGCGTGGGTGTCCGAAATGAACGTCGAGGGCGCAGTCGTCGGCATTGAGAAGAACAAGAGCAAGGCCGTAAAAGCCTATGGAGCTATGGGCGAGGAAATGCTCGCCGAGGTAGACTCCGGGCTCGCGGCGGTAAACGACAAGCTCAAAAGCTCTATCGGGGAAATCGAAACGGGCTTTTCCGCAAAGGCGACCGTCGAGGCCGTCTCCGCATCCGTCCCGGCGGACTTGACCGGGCGCGGCGGCGGTGCGACGACCTCCGGCGGCGGAGATACAAACGTCGTAAATCATTTTCATATCGCGGAGCTCGTCGTCCGTGAGGAGGCGGACGTAAAGAAGATTTCCCGCGAGCTCTACAATATGCAGAAATCGAAATCGCGGAGCAAGGGGGTATCTATGGCGTGAGCATGGGTTTTATTTTCGACAACAAGCATAGCGGGGATATGGGAGTCGTGTTCAAATCCACAGACCGAACACTCCTCCCCGCGAAACGGGTAACGCAATACACGATACCCGGCAAGAGCGGCACATACGACATAGAGGACGGTTACGAAAACCGCGAAATCGTATGCACGGTCGCTTTCGTCGGCGAGGGCTACCATTACGCGGGCGTGAGAACGCGAGCGCGCGCCGTGGCGGAATGGCTCTCCGGCGAGGGCTTGCTCGTATTTGACGACGAGCCCGAAAAGGCGTACTCCGCAAAGGTCGTCGGCGGTATCTCTATCGAGCAAATCGCCGTTACGGGGACGTGCGAGGTACGTTTCTTGTGTAAGCCGTTCGCTGAGGCCTTGCGCTACAATCAGCAGGACGTGAAATCCGTCTCTCTGCCTCACACGGAGGCGGTCAACGTCCGAGGGACGCAGGAAACGGACGGCTTAATCTATATCACGGCGCGCGGTAATATCCAAACGCTGACGATAACACGGCTCAAGGTAAATTAAAAAATTAGGAGGTTTCTACTATGAGCGCATTATCTAACGTCCACGCATCCACTCTCTTGAATACGTCCTTGCGGAGCGGGACGTACTACCTCGCTCTTTTCCTCACCGACCCGACGGCATCCGGCACGGGTACGGAGGTATCCGGCGGCGGATACGCGAGAAAGATTATCAACTTTAGCGCGCCGTCCCTCGTGTCCGGCAAAGAACAGGTTTCCAACTCCGCGCCCGTTGACTTCGGCACTCTGACGGCAGACCTCGGCACGGTGGCCTATTGGGGCATCTATGACGCGCTGACGGCGGGCAATTTGCTTTGGTACGGCTCCTTTACCCGGAGCAAGAACGTACTCAACGGCGACGCTATCACGGTATCGGCGGGGGCTATCGTTTGCACTTTGGCATAACGAGGAGGCGAGCAAATGTATAACCGCACTCCGTACAATAAGACGACGTACAACCGAACAACGTCCATTGTGTTCGAGTGGCTCGCCACGGCGAACGCGGAGACGGATACCTCGGCGACGCTGAAAATCATTCGATACCTCGACGGCTCGGCGGCGGGGGGCGCCCCCCCGGCCCGGGGGGCCCCGCCGGGTTCCGCGCCGGACGGGGGGCGGTGGCCGAGGGCAAGCTGGGCCTGATGAGCGAGGGACAGCTGGCCCTGACATATCTGGAAAACGCCGACGCCCTTATCAGCGGCGATCTGGTGGTATCTTTGTCGTTCCGGACTTTCATTTCCAGGTTGTTGTCGAGGCTCAGGCTCAGGCTCCCCGATTCTTCGGCACCGGAAGGGGTTCCGTATAACTTGTTGTCGAATATAGAATATTCCTGACCGTTACCTTGTGAATCTGTGTAAGTTTTCCAGTATTTACTTTTAGGTACACCGATTTTAGGGGTATACGATACGCTGGCACTGGGGCGGACGACATGCCGGATGGCAAAGATTTT